TCGAAGAAGTTCTGGGATGAGGTCAGGAAGCGGTCGGATGGTAGTCGGCGCATACTCGTTTCAGAATATCAGGCTCCGTCGGACTTCACGGTTGTGATGACGACGTATTCGCGTATGGGTCTGAGCACCAAGGCTGAGGTCGGCCTGCAGAAGGAGTTGCGCGAGGAGCGGGTGTTTGAGTATCAGCCACCGAAGGGCCGGCGCATGGTCAGCTTCGCTTCATTACTAGACTGAGGGGATAATGGCGTTCGACGAGCTGGTGCAGGTTAGGACGACCAAGAAAAACACCAAGCTCGGAGAGCGTGGATGTGTTGCATGCTCGTTGAACAAGGTGAAGGGCGTTCACAAGATCATGGGCGAGATCGATGGCCACGATATTTTGATTGTGGCACAGAGCCCTGGCCCTGAAGAGAATGAAGACCAGCGGCCGCTGGTAGGAAAGTCTGGACAGTTCCTATGGACGGAATTGAAGGCGGTAGGTATCCGGCGTACTGATTGCGATATCACGCAGGCTGTCAGATGTTTCCCAGCGACTTTGACAGAGGGTTCGTATAATTCATTCTTGAAGATGCGGAATCCGACGGCGCTCGAGGTTCATTGCTGCTCTGTTCACACTGAGACTGAATTGGTTGCGGTACAGGCCAAGCATATCCTTGTGCTCGGTCAGGTGGCACAGAAGGCTTTCTTGCAGACGCGGTCGGTACCGACGCAGAAGATATTCTGGAGTGAGAAGCATCAGGCGAAAATCTATCTTGCTGACCATCCTGCGTTTTTCATCGGCGGCTATGGTGCTGGCGCGCGCCTACAGTCTTTTAGGTCTACGTTGCATCAGTTGGCGGCGGATTGGAAGAATGAAGAGGTACCGACATCAGATGATTTTGTATACCTGCGAGAGCAGGATTATCGGCTGGTGTTGACAGGGACACAGGCATCGAAGGCTGGCATGCTTATTTATAAGTATGCGAAGACTGGGCGGCGGATCTCAGTCGATATTGAGTACGACATAATCGACGGCGAGATGGTGATCTTCGCTGTCGGTTTTAGTCCCAAGCCTGGACTGAGTTTCATTTTCGTTTGCGATAATCCTTATATCGAGCAGTCGGTGGCGGACGCGGATTGCATACGCAACTGGATCAGGGTGCTGTTGGAGAATCGATCTGTTCGTAAGGTGATGCATTATGGTTGTTCGGATGCGTTGGCGTTCGAGAAGCTGAATGTGTTTGTGAAGGGATTTGAGTGGGATACTTACTTCGCTGATTATCTCGGCTCTCCGGACGCTAAGAAGTACGGACTTGAGGCTTTGGCAGAGCGGCGTTACCAGGAGTTTTCTGGCTACAAGACCATCGTGGTGTCTGATTTGATGGAGGCGTTGCCGGAAGGTACCAAGGTTCCATCGGCGGTGTTGAACGGAGCGCTGTCGGCGAAGTTGAAGTGGTTGAAGGATAAGGGTCACTATCATCTGAGTCGGTTGAAGCCTGAGACGCTGCGTTTATATAACGGCGCGGATGCAGACTTGACCAAGCGGATCGAGATCGATACCAAGAAGAATATTCCGCAGGCTTTGATCCAGCTCTACATCGATCTTAGTTTCGTGCTGACGGCGATGGAGAGCAATGGGCCGTGGTTCGATCCTTGGCAGCATGCTCAGGTGGACAGGCTATATCCATACTTGGAGCAGAAGGCGCTGGTCAAGCTGCGTGATATGATCGACGACCGAGAGTTCAATCCTGGCAGTCCGCAGCAGGTTTACGATGTGGTCTATAACCGGCTGGGGCTTGTGTATCCGATGCACAAGGGTAAGCCGAATACCCAGAAGAAGACGATGCTGATGCTTTCGAGAGAGCATCCGTTTCCTGGGGCTGTGGTCGACTGGCGCAAGTTGAGCAAGGCAAAATCTACCTACATCGACGGTCAGCTTGAGTGTGCGTTGAAGTTCGGCGGGCGGCTGAAGACTAAGTGGAATGCGACGGGTACATCTACGGGCCGGCTCTCGAGCAGTGGCGGTGATGATGGCGGGATCAATCTGCAGAATCTGCATGGCGATCCGCGGTTGCAGAATATGTGTGTGTCGGATAAGCGTTGGCGGCAGGTATTCAACGCGATCACCAAGATACTCAAGACTTCGAAGAAGGAGTATTGGGAACAGCGGATCGAGGCGTGGATTAGAAAGTACATGCCTGACCTGAAGACGTTCCTGATTCTCGATTACGGGCAGATCGAGATTCGTGTGCTGGCTCTGCTCTCGGGCGACAAGAATCTCATCAAGGATTGCGCCAGTGCAGATATCCATACTACGGTCGGCGTGACCATGACTGGATGGGATCCAGAGAAAATCAGGCACGATAAGAAGACGCGTACGCTGACCAAGAATATTCACTTCGGCATCGTGTTCTTGATTGCCAAGCATAATCTGTACCAGTTCATTAAGGCTATGGATCCTACGTTCGACGGCACTGAGGAGATGATCTCGGATGCGTATGATCGTTACTTCGCGCGCTATAAGGGTGTGAAGCGCTACATGGACAAGCAGCAGGAGTTTGCTCAGGAGCACGGTTATGTGGAGACATTGTTTGGGCTGCATCGGACGTTGAATGTCGAAGAGCGGCATGCAACATTCGATGATGACTTCGGTGACGATGAAGCGAGTGTGATTGCAGAAGCGGTCGGCGGTAAGCAGGTATCGTGGCGCTCTCAGTCAGTTAACACGCCTGTGCAGGGCACGGCTCACCAGTTGCTTGAGTGCGGTCTGGTCAATCATAAGCGGCAGCCTGAGAAGTATGCGGTGCTGGGCACTCCATCGATGGACGTGCATGATGCTTTGTATTACATGGTCAACGTCCTGGATTTGCAGGAGGCTTATCGTAAGGCCCGGTATTTGATGGAGCAGGAATCTTTGCTGACGGTGAGGAAGGACTTTCCGCATATCAATTGGACGGTGCCGATTGTGGTCGAAGCTGAGGCTGGTTTGCGGTTGGGGAGCAAGGTTGAGTTGAAGGATGATAAGTTCACCGTCGGGGGTTTCCTGTTGAGCTGGTACGAGAAGACAAAGGGGCAGATTCTTGACTTGAAGAAGCAGTTGGCAGAGGTGCCGGAATGATAGACAGTTTCACTGGTGATTATAGGTTCCTGTCCAATTTCTATAAGTGGGCAGTCGTGTTCGAGGGGATTATTTATCCTTCGGTGGAGTGTGCATTCCAAGCGGCGAAGACCACAGATGTTGATCTGAGGATCGATTTCGTCGAGATGACATCGGCTCAGGCTAAGCATGCCGGTCGCAGGTTGAAGTTGCGCGCTGACTGGGAACAGGTAAAGCTCGGCATCATGGAGCAGTTGCTGGTGTCTAAGTTTTATGCCAAGCCTATGTGTCAGAAGCTCATGGCGACGGGCAACCAGCAGCTGGTCGAAGGTAACGACTGGCGAGACACTTACTGGGGGGTCTGTGACGGTGTAGGCGAGAATCATCTCGGCTTGCTGCTCATGAAGGTACGCGACCAGTTGCGTACGACGTAGGCTCAATTCTCTATAGTGAGTGTATGGCTATTACAGCAGAATCGTTGATTCAGAGTCTCGCGCTGGTGGACGAGAATATCCTGGCAGAAGCAGCACGTCAGCCGATCTTGTTTATCGATGCGGCGCGGTATCGTGTGGCTGCGATGCGTGGCCGTGCTCAGGCTGCAGCGGAGTTGGATGCTACGCGTAGTCGGGTCGCTCTGGTGCTGCGGGCTAGAAATAGCACCGCTGGCGAGAAAAAGATGACGGATGCTGGTGTGAAGGACAAGGTGGAAACCCAGACAGTGGTTCGTACTCTGCGCGGCAGTATGGAGCGTGCCTACGAGGTGGAGGAACTGTCGAAGTTGATCCTCGAGGCTTATCGCATGCGGCGTGACGCTATCCGCGTGATCGCTGAGACGCAGATTGCTGAGGGCATGCGCGGCTCCAAAGAAGTAGAGCGCATCGAGCAGACGCGCAAGATTCACGCTCGGGCACGGACGTTGGATGCACGCAGGAATCAGGTTCAACCTGACGAGGAGAAGGATGTCGATTGAGAATGCAGTTGCTCTGGCGCGGGTACTTGAGTGCTTGGACGGAGAGAAGGTGTATCCGTTCGGGCATCCGTTGCATCGGCCTGTGTTCGATCCGACTCAGTGTGTAGCTGTGATGGATTCGGTGACGACGCTTGAGGTGCAGATAGAAGATGAGTAAGCCGATTAGCAAACTCGGAATATGCGGTGTGACGGTGAGTGTGCAGATCGCGGACACATCTTACGGTGCTGGCACGACTCATTTCACATCGGTCAGCTCTCGTCTGCCGGATAATGCTGAAGGCTTGCAGATGTCTGCGGATGAGGTTATTCAGGACGGCATCGACAAGTACCTGGCTGCGTGGCAGGTGGTCATGCAGGCTCGGTTGGCAGAATCGAGCATCAGTGCTCGGGAATACAAGAACGAGACGAAGCGCGTATTGCTTAGAATAAAGCAGGTACGCACGTTGTATCAGAAGATGGTTCAGGCGGAAGCCGTATAGCAAGACGAAAAATGGAGGCTTCTGATGGGATTTGATGAACGTGATTATGCAAGAAGGCGGGCCGAGGCGAGACAGCAATCGTCATGGTTCAAACTGAACGTGGGGGACAATTGCTTTCGCATCGTTCCCACGCCACCGACGGATACGGTGAAGACAAACTTTTACGAGTACTCTATCCACCGCGAGGTTGGGCCACGCAAGCAGACAGTTCGTTGCGGCATCGACATCGATCCGGAGACGGGCGAGCAGGTTGGCGAGTGCTGGCTCTGCGATACCAAGATTCCACAGCTCAAAGCGAAGAAGCAGGACAGCAGGGCGACGGCGCTGGCATCCAAGGCGCAGGTCATCATGCAGGTTGCCAAGGTCGAAGAGTTGGGCGAGGGCAAGACGAAGTTCTCAGGGCCGTTCCTGTTTACGCCGGCTCCGACCATTGCCAATCAGTTGCTGGCTTCCATCTTCGGCAATCGCAAGCGGAGTTACGTTGACCCGAAGAAGGGTTACAATCTCAACATCAGCAGGACGGGGACTGGGCGCAATGACACGCGGTACGGTGTCATCGAGCCCGATCAGGATCCCAGCGCTGTGCCGCAATCCTTGATCGATAAGGTGAAGCCGTTTGAGGATCTGAAAGAGATCCCGGTGTACTCGCAGGCGAAGCAGCAGGCGGCGTACCTTGGACAGGACGTGGTCGAAGAGGATGAAGATCAGGAACAGCCTCAGACTCGCCGTTCAGCGGCTCCGGCTTCACGCAAGGCGGCGGTTGTGCAGGAACCTGAAGATGATGAGCCTGTGGACGACGATGTGGACGACGATGCTGTCGACGATGTGGATGATGCTGGCGAGGATGTCAATTTGGACGACGATGATGTCGATCTCGATCCTGAGCCTGAGCTTGAGCTTGAGCCTCCATCGCGTAAGCGTGCAGCGGCTCCGGCTCCTGCCAAGGCAGCGGCTCGGCCAGCTTCGCGTAAGGTTGTGGAGCCTGACCCAGACGAGGACACGGAGGAAGCTATCGATCCTGACACCGAGGATCTTCCAAACGATGCGGAAGACGATCTCGAGATCGACGATGCGGATGATGCTGGCGATGATCTCGATCCGGATGATGCGGATGTCATCGACGACGAACCTGATACTCCGCCATCGCGCACAGCTCGGCCGGCGGCACGTCAAGCGGCCAAGCCTGCACCAGCTCCAGCACGTCGGGCAGTGGCTCCACCAGCACGTCCTGCGGCGAGGGCTGTAGCGCCAGCGAAGCCTACGCCTGGACTGCGTCCCAAGGCACGGCGGTAGTTGAGGTCAACCTGAGATGAGGTTCGGCGATGAGTCGGGCCTCGTTTCATAACTGGAGGATGTTCCTGTGCCACTGAAACCTAAAGCGAAGGCGCGTATGAGTTTCGGAGACTCTCAGCGGAAGAGTGTTCGTACTCCGAAATTTGACGTAGTGCCGGATGAGGAGGCAGCAGAAGAGGCTGCATTGGAAGCAGAGCAGTCGTCTGCGATGCTCAATATCAATGGCGATGAGGTTCAGTCGAGCGTACAGAAGCTGCTCAGGATTTCATCGTTTGAGCCTGCACATCATTACTGGCTGGACTTAGGTAATGCTTATGCGAACGCAGTATTCGGGTCGAAGGAGAAGGGGATTCCTTACGGTAAGGTGATGGAGATTAGTGGGGCCGAGCATTGCGGAAAGACGTTGATCTCGAATGTGCTGATGGGTATGGCTCAGCAGGATGGAGCGGCCGCTGGGTACATCGACTTGGAGGATAGTCGAGACGGGATCTGGTCTACCAAGCTCGGAGTCAACTGGGCGGCTGTGACTAAGTTCTACTACGAGCTGGTGATGGCTTCGTGGAAGTGCAAATGCGGGACAGCGAATCCTGGCTCATTGGAGCCTACGCAGTTTTGCTCGAAGTGCGGGAATGCTCGGAAGGGGGTAGTGCCTCCACCGACGTTGCTCAGCGCAGAGCAGATCTTCGAGCAGGCAGAATCGGCGATGTACAAGCTGTCCAAGCTCGGGGCGCATAAACAGTTCTGGTTCCTTGACTCGATTGCGATGATTGTGACGGCCAAGCAGTATGAGGTTGGACTGGCTGACTCATCGATGAACAGTAAGCTGGATAGGGCGATGTTCCTGTCTACGCTGTTGCCTCGCTGGTCTGGGATCGCCGCGAATTACAACGCGACGATTCTGGTATCGAATCAGTTGCGTGCCAAGTTTGGATTTACCGGCTATGGGGATTCTGACGAGACTACTGGTGGGAAGGCTCTCAGGCATGTGTGTTCGATCAGAATCCGCGGGCGGCGTGTGAAGGGCGGCAGACTGAAGAATGGCAAGCAGGTTGTAGGCTTGGCTGGTGCTCTGCGCAACGTCAAGAACAAGGCTGGCGAGGGTTCGCAGGAAGGTTGCGAGTGCGGTTTCAAGATCCTATGGAACAAGCCGAAGGCCAGTGTGGAGTTTATGTCGATTGATGAGTTGAACAAGGAAATGGGAGGGGATGACTAAATGGCGAAGCACACGGATGCGGTAGCAACGACTGGAGCAAAGGCTTCAGTTGAAACAGTAGTGCAGGATCGAGTGCAGGGCGATGTGGCAGATACGATCAGTGACTTGAGAGAACAGGTCGGGCTTCTGAAGCGGCAGATCGCAGCTGAGCAGAATTCGCACAAGCAGGAAGTCGCTCGGTTGAACGAGATCGTGCAGCAGTTGCAGGGCCGGCGTTCGGCTCCGGTGGTCGAAGCTGAGCCTCATACTCCGCAGGGAGCAGTCAGTTACGTCATCTCGTTTTTCGAGGGTGTGGCTACAGGTGGTGCAGCTTCGGACTTGCGCAAGGCGGTACATCACGCAGCGTTGCGTTTGAATGGTGAGCAGCGCAAGGAGTTGCGCGAGTTTACCAGTAGGCTGAAGTATGCGGCGGAAGCGGTAGATCAGGAAGCTATCGGGCTGGCGGTCTAAGAGGGGGAGCTGTGCAGTTTATCTGTGGCACGACGAAGGACAGCAAGCGGAGAATCTTCTACGCAGAGTCGGCTCCAACCATCGAGAATATCGATGATCTGACGGAGCTGCTCTCGGAGGAGACATATGACTGGGGATCGTCGGCAGAGGTGCATGCGAGTGAGTGTACGGCGCGCATCATTCTGATGGCGGTCACTGGTGTCAATGACGCATTCCGCTGTGCGCCTTTGTACGCAGAGCAGGTGGTTCGTCCTAAGTTGGACACAGACAGAATGTGGATTATGCCTTTTGAGGAAGTGGAGACATGGCTGAGAGCGAACAGGTTGATAATGTAGTCAAGCAGCAGCTGTCGCTGTCGGCACGGCCACAGACGTTGGATGGTTTGCTCGGGCAGGACAAGCTGGTCGCTGCTATCCGCGGGCATTTCAAGTCGGGCAGGTTCCCTAAGGCTTGGCTGTTCGCGGGCAGCAAGGGGACAGGCAAGACGACCACGGCGAGAATCCTGGCACTGTCTTATCAGTGCGAGCATCAGAAGACGTTTGGCAGACCTTGTAAGGTGTGTAGGCAGACTTCATCTGGCTTTGCGATCAATGAAATTTCAGCTGCTGTGTTGTCTAAGAAGGAGGACATGGCAGGAGCGTTGTCAGGAGCTTACTCGGGTGTGATGGGCGACGGCATTTATCGCGTTTACATTATCAACGAGATTCAGCGGGCTGGGCCTGGTTGTCTTAGTCAGTTTCTGGATATGCTCGAGGACACACCGCCGACGACAGTGTTCATCTTTACCACGACAGAACCCGGCAAACTTTCAGATGCGTTCCGATCGCGTTGTATCTCATACGAGTTCCGCGATCTGGAGATGGTTGATGTTGAGAAGCTGGTAGAGCGGTTGCTGTCGAAGGTTGGCAGCGATCTACCAACGGATCGGTTGGCAGAGGCTCTGGCGGATAATATGGTGCGTTCGCCGCGGTTGATTGCTCAGGCGGTGGAGAAGTATTGCGCAGGTTGCGAACCAGCAGATGCTGCGATGGTCAGTGGTGCAGCCACGATTGACATCATGGCTTTGTCTCGGGCAATCACGCGCGGGTTGTGGGGAGAGGCGGCTCGGTATCTACAGAATGTCAGTAAGGAAGACGCTCGGTATCTACGCGTGTTGCTGCTGAACTATTTGAATTCGCAGCTGCTGGAGACTCCGGATATGGGGCCACGCGGTGACGCAGTAGCAAAAGCGATATCATTGATGTCAATGACTGCGGATGCGGAGAATGCTCTGGTGTTCGCAGCTATCTGTTCCAGTGTGTACGCGTTGTGCAAGCTGTTTGCAAAATATTCTATGTGAGGACTTGCATGGAGATGTGGTGGCGTTTAGCGGTTATGTGGTTATCCGGTTTTTGTTTTGGATTCGCTGTGTGCGGATGGCTCTCTCGGAGCTGGTATGAGAGTAAGCATCGATGAGTAAGTTCCTATTCACATCGGACTGGCAGATCGACTTCAGCAACCTGCAGGAGTGTGAGCAGTCGCTCGAGGAGTTGCTGGCAGCAGCTGCGAAGTATAAGCCGGATGCGATAATCCACGGCGGCGACATGAAGGATGCCTACGTCAGATATGGTATGGTTTGTATATGAATCCTTTAAGTCACCCAGGTGAATCGAATGGTAATGCGAAGCTGACCGATAACGAGGCTTTACTTCTGTTGGCCTTGTATGAGGACGGCGCGCCTCTCAAAGACATAGCAGCTAGGTTTGGGTTAGCTGTCTCGTATGTGTCTTCGTTAGCTCATGGTAAGTATCGAGGACTTGCGGCAGCAGATCCGCGTAAGCGATTTCTAGCGCGTAAGCGTCTGCGTACTGCGGTATGGACGAAGAGGTTTTGGAGCAACTTGGATACACACGGGCCGTTCCCGGCGAAATATACAGGATTGAAGACGCGATGTTGGATTTGGCATGGGACGACATTCGGTAAAGGTTATGGGGTTGTACCGAATCCGTTTATTCCAGAATCGTCTGTTCATAGGATCGCGTGGTATCTGACGCATGGCGAGCTACCGCACAGTCTGCATGTATTGCATAAGTGCGACGTGATGGTGTGTGGCAATCCTGATCATCTTTTTACAGGTTCGAATCAGGACAACGTAGACGACATGGTTGCAAAGGGACGGCAGCGTGGCCCTGGAGGTAAGTCGCGGAGGTCAGTGTGATGCGCTTGCTTTTTACTTCAGACTGGCAGATTGCTTTTGGGAATCTACAAGAATGCGAGATGGCTTTAGATGAATTGATCGCTGCCGCTGTTAAGTACCAGCCAGAAGCTGTTATTCACGCTGGGGATGTGAAGGATGCGTATTCACCTGTAGATGTGGAGACTGTAAAGCTGGCGGTCAGGATGGTGCGGCGAGTTAGGTCTGCCGGGTTCCGGTTTATCATCCTGCTCGGCAACCATGACAGAATCAGCCAGTCGGCGGAGTCGAAGAACTGGCTTGACGTGTTGGCAGCGGCTGGGGCTGAGGTGGTCACGGAGCCCAAGATCAAGATAATCGCTGGCGCGGCTGTGGCGTTCGTTCCCTACTTTGGGGCGGCTACGGGGCAAGAAACGCTTATAAATGCGACGTCGGCTCTCCTAGCGAAGACTAAAGGGCATATTGGGCCTAAGGTATTGGTACTGCATGCCGAAATCGGCGGATCTGTCATGGATGCCTCTGGGCGGCTTACGAAAGGGCCGACAGGAGAGGATCTCCATTTCGATGAGTTCGACGCTGTTCTCAGCGGGCATATTCACAGGCATCAGCGGATCGGAGACTATGCGGCCTGGTATATCGGGTCGCCGTTCTGTCAGGATTGGGGCGAAGCGGATTCCCCGAAGGGGCATGTTTTACTCGACTTGGAGAATGGCGAGGTCAACCAGATCAGGACGAAGATTCCCCATTGGTACAACGTCGATTACCTCGAGAAGAATAATATCACGCCGGAAGACGGAGCCTACGTTCGTTCTAAGGTTCAGGTGACCACCAAGAAAATCTCTGACCAGATGCACTCGGAGGAGGATCGCATCCGGGAGAAGTACGGAAATGTCAGGATTCACACGGTGGCGGATGTCATCGATGAGAATGTCACCGAGGTCATCCTGCGTGGTTCCAGCGATCAGGAAAAGGTTGAGCAGTATGTGGCGGCGACGATTCCTGAGGAGTCGAGGTTCGAGGCTGGGCAGGCTGTGTCGTACATGGTGTCGAAGTTGGACGGCTTGAAGGAAGGAGCGGCCGGCTCTGCGATTCGATTCACTGGTGTGGAAGCGACTAACGTGTTGAATATCGAGACCATCAAGTTGAAGCTCTCGAAGCTCGGGCTGGTGTTGATTCGCGGTATCAATGAGGACTGGCCGGGGCGCAGTAACGGCACTGGTAAGACTAACGTGCTGTCGCTGATTCCGATCATCGCATTCGGACAGAATGGCAAGGGACAGAAGAGTGATGCCTGGGCTTATGAGGGCAACACAGATCCAGCCACAGGACGATTGATTGTGCGCGATGAGGCGAATAGGAAGATCGAGATTCTACGCGGGCGCAGGCCGCACTCGATTCGTCTGTTGATCGACGGTAACGATGTGTCATCGGGTATCCGCGGTACAGGCAAGAAAGAGACACAGGGTTTGATTGAGCAGGTGCTCGGTTACGATATGCAGACGCTGATGAACGCGGTGTACATCGATCAGGCTGTGGCGAACGGATTTGTATTCGGCACTCCCAGCGGCCGCATGGATCTCATCGCGCGCTTCCAGAATCTTGAGCGTTTCGATTTGGCGCAGAAGCTGGTCAACGAGGATATCAAGAAGTGTGACGCAGCAGTCGCAGAGACGACTGCGCAGATCGACACGTTGACTTCAGAGATTGATAGCCTCGAGATTGATCTGGCGGATTTGAATATCGAGACGGATTCACAGTGGGCTGCGAAGTTGAAGGCAGAGCAGATTGAGCTGGCGCGGCTGGTGGAGGAGCATGCGGCTTTGGCTGGTGTGGCGGAGTTCTATAAAGAATTACAGGCTACTGTTGACGATCTGGTACATGATTTTCAGACAGAACATATGGCGATGGATGCAGCGAGGAAGAAATTGCATGTATGGCAGGATCGACTGGCTCGGGCTGAGAAGTTGATTGCTTCTGAGAAGTGTCCGACCTGTGGACAGGATTCAGCGGGTGTCGGCGGTAAGGCGGCAAAAGAGGCGGATAAAGAATCGGTTTCGGCACAGCAGGAGTTAGCGCGTCATACCAAGGCAGCGGAGACATTAGAAAAGAAAAAGTCTGACGGGGCTTTGAAGCTGGATAGTTATCAGCGCAAGGTATCAGTCTCAGAGCAGAAAATCGACGCTAGTAAGGATCGCATTGCTGACTTGGAAACAGCAGCGGCTCAGGAGGATGAGCGGAATAAGCGGACGGCTGTGGCTAAGGCTTATAAGACATCTCAGTTGAGATTGAGGCAGCGGTATCATAGGGCCGCTTTGGGCGCACGTCAGGGGCTGGGCATTGAGCGCGAGATGATGGAGTATTCGAAGAAGGCATTCCATCGCTCGGGCATTCCGTTGTACCTGTCCATCGCGCTCTGCCCGTTGTTGAATAAAGCAGCGGAGGAGTACAGCGATATTTTCACGGACGGAAACCTGAAGGTGACGTTCAGAGTGGAGGACGGCGAGTTCGTTGTGGATGTGGTGAATCCTGTAGGCTCTGCTACGGTAGATGGTCAGTCGGTCGGCGAAGCTGCTATGGCCGGCATCATTGTGGCATTCTCTCTCAGGGAAGCAGCCCCGAAGACGAATCTTCTGGTGATGGATGAACCTGGTACTGGACTAGATCAGGAGGGATGCAAGCAGTTCGCTCGGGGGATATTGAAGTTGAAGGATCGCTTCGAGACCATTTTGCTGGTTACGCACAGTGCATATATTGAGGGTTTGTTATCAGGTGAGACGGTATACACTGTCAGAAAGCGAAAAGGACGAAGTCGCTTATATCTACAATAAGGCGAGGAGAAAGTACGGCATGGCAAATGGAGCGGTAAGGGTACGGGGCGTAGTGAAGTGGTTCAACAGTGCGAAGGGGTTTGGTTTCATCGGCAGGGATGGCGGTGAGTCGGACGTGTTCGTACATTTCTCAGCTATCAAGGGCGATGGCTACAAGAAGCTGGACGAGGGTGACCACGTCGAGTTCGAGGTTGAAGCCGGAGCCAAGGGTAAGGGTAAGCCGCAGGCGGCGGCTGTTATGAAAGTCGTGGGCTAACATGGCTGCGGGCGACGTTAAGAATAAGAAGGTTGTGTGCGATCACATCATGAATAAGAACTTTGTTGCGGCATATCATTATTGTCGTAAAGCAGGACTTGCTCCGTGGTGTTCGTTGCGCTTTGCCTTGTACGGATTGCTGAGGTCGAGTTAATGAAGATCGCAATAGTCGGAAGTAAAGAGCGCGACACAGAAGAGGACAGGCAGCTGGTAGCCAGTTTGCTGGAGCAGCTTGTCCTCGAGGCTCCACACTCAGTCTTCGTGACTGCGCTGTCGCATATAGGCGTTGGCAAGTTTGTACGCGACAAGTGCCTGGAGAAGACTGAGCTGGGGCGATATCGGTTTGCTCTGATTGAGTGCTCTGTTCGCATCTATGCACAGTCGCTGTCGAAGTCGGAGCTATCTCAGATATATCTGGCGCGCAATGCTACGCCATTCGAGACGGCGGACATGCTCATCTATCTGGCATCAGAAGATCGCCGCGGTACGATGGAGGACTTGCTCGAGAGGTTTCAGCGTGCCGGCCGGCCTGCTCTGGTGTTGATGCCGGGCGAGAAGATTCCTGACAAGATATTCCCGATTGCAGTGGTGGCAGCATTCCCACATCATTGTGATGATCCTACTTGTGTTCTTTGCGTGTGACTTATGGGATATCACTCTCTCAGTACGGACTCCGGAGGAACGCCAGAAGATCGGCGTAACGAGGCTGACCGCATTCTGGATCTGTTTCGAGAGGAGCATGTTCTAGGTAAGTTGTCGGCAAAAGAGAAGGAGTTTGTCGATAAGCTGGCGCGCGGATATCCGCTGTCGACTCCGCAGTTGTTTTATTTACGTGATATCAAGGACAGGTATTTATGAGCGTAGCGGTATGCAGTCTCGGATGTGATCGCAAGGCAGCGGCAGGCTTCCCTGCGTGGCCTCGGCTGTTCGAGCTGGAGGGTGACTACTCACTGTATTTCGACTATGAGCATAAATACTCTACTAATACAGGCCCGTTCCAACGCTCAGTTATTTATAGGCTGACAGAGAAGTTTCCGGCGCGCAATGTATCGTTCGATGAGTGGGCGTGGAGAACAACTTTGGGGACGGAATGGCACCCGGTTTCTAAGTTCGATCAGGATCAGGCTCGGTTGCGTCAGATCGCTACTGCTAGGAATATGTGTATCGATTACGCATTGTTGACTGGTGCATCACATCTGTTGTTTATCGATGCCGACGTGATCCCGCCGACAGACGTTATTCCCAAGCTGATGAGTCTCGGTCACACGCTGGTCGGAGGGATTGTTCCTGGCCGCGGTTGCCATAAGGATCTGAAGTACATCTTCGGCGAGGAGCGGGAGTTCTCTACAGGCTCGGCTCAGGTGCTCGAGGTTCGCCACGGTACCTGTGGCTGCATGATGATTGAGCGGCGCGTGTTCGACAGAATCAGGTTCCGTTACAGCATCGATCAGGGGCTGTCAGAGGATCCTGCATACGCGGCGGATGTGCTGGCGCTGTTCGGCGAGAAGATGTGGCTGCATAAGGGTGTGGTCTGCGAACACATCGGCGATCTGAAGTCTACAGAGGTATCACAGTTCTAATGGCTCCCAGACTTTCATGCATCGTATCGACGTATCATCGGCCGCTGCATTTGCAGCTTATGTTGTTGTCCCTGCGCTTGCAGACAGAACCGAACCTCGAGATTCTGGTTACTGACAATTCTATTGACGAAGAGATGCGCGGACACAATGATGATGCTTGCGGGCTGGACAGCAGAATCTTTTATATGCGTTGCGGCGGTACTAGTTGCTACCGTTCAGGCAATATTGCTGCTAGGTTTGCGAAGGGGGAGTATCTTTGCTTTCCATCAGACGATGGATACTATGTGCCTGGGTTCGCGGCATTGATGCTCGAGGCAGCGGAGAAGAATAGCTGGGATTTGGTCTATTGTGATTTGTTGGATGATCCTAGACAGTTTGGACGCTACGGGGTGAGGGATGTGAAGCCGGCGCTCGGGCACATCGACAAGACATGTTATATCGTGAAGCGTTCAGTGTTCCTGGGGATGGGCGGATTCCCGTTAGAGGAGAAGTCGAATGATTGGGCGGCGGACTGGTGGCTGGTCGAAGAGTTGATTAAGTGTGGAGTTCGTCACGGTAAACTGAATCAGTTGCTGGTAGTGCATAATTAGCGGAGGGGTCATGGCAACGGGGTTTGTACCAAGATGGGGGCATCCGAATTATTTACCTCCACACATGCGGCAGACTCAGGATCATACGACGGAGTTTGAGAAGACAGTTACTCGGTTGGGCCTCAAGCGTGCGGAGTGTTTGTACTCACCTGAGTTGCGGCGATGGATCGAGCAGCATTACCAGCATCGTTATGTTCCTGAGGACTTGCTCGAGGCGATGGGATTGATTGTTTTCGTGACGTAGGCTGAGTAATCTATTATGGGAATGGGAGGACGTATGAAGAAGTTATTGTCAGACATGCTTTGGTTTACTTTGGGGATGATTGTGGCTGTGTTTTTTGCGGCGATGGTGCTTCATCCCGCGCGCGCTCAGGCTCCAGCGGACAAGCCTCTGGTGGTGCAGCAGTATCACGCGACTACGGAGATCGCGGTCAAGAGCAGCCCGACAGAAGATGCTCTGGTGGATGTGGCGAAGAAGAACGCGGACACATCCAAGGTTATTAACGATTTGTTGCAGCAGGCGCGCACAGCTTTGGATGCGAAGAATAAACCGATCGTGGATGAGATCAAAGCGAAGTCGGCGAAGTGGCAGGCCAAGATTGACGAGGACACCAAGGACTTGCAGGCTCAGCTGAAGAAGAATGGGGACACGGCCACGGCGGAGTTTCAGCAGAAGGTCGGCGGGTTGCAGGGTCAGGTTGCTCCACTACAGACATTGCAGACGCTCGAGGGCATCGTGAAGAAGGAGCAGGGTCTGCCTGACGATGCGACGTTCGACGATCAGAGGCAGGTCTGGACTGTGCCAGCGAAGCCTGACGACAAACCTGTTGACAAGGCGGAGCCGAAGAAGTAGGATTTAGTTTCTGTCTCAGCCCGATGTAGACTGAGTACAACGCGCATCAGTTTTTGCCTTTTCCTGATGCGCGGATCTGCCTGAAGGCGAAAGGCGGTAGGGCGGATACAAGCAGCGGCCTCCAGCCGCGACCTTTACAGGTCATGGGGGCCGCTGTTTTGTTGGCAAAATAGGGCTAAAATAAAGACTTGACACGTTTCCTGTATAGTGCGAATATAGGGACGTGGTCAAGGAGAACGGTATGAAGACGACATCAAGAATTGCGGAGTTGGCTGAGGATCGGCAACGGGCAGTGGTGCTGGGTATGCCAGCTTTGGTCGGATGCTTGGATTCGTTGTCTCTACGCAGTCGCGCTTATCAGGTGTTGTATGCTCTGGGCGAGACTTCATCGACGGTGCGAACGCTGACGGATGGCGAGGCAGCCTGTCTGGTGGGGATCGTGCATGACATGCTACATGAGGATAGCGAGTGGAACGATCTTCAGGTTGCCATCGGCTCTGCAATGTCGCTGCGTATGCTGGAGTATGTGGCATCAGGTTCTATGCGTTAGACGTAGATGCAATAATCTATAGTGAGTGTAGTAAGAGGCACGGTTGGAGGATGCAATCTCCACAGTCGCCGGAAAGGGAACCAATGGAACTTTTTCACGCTAACAAGCAGTGGTCAACCAGACCGGCAGATGAGCGGTTTGCCAGCATTCGGGAACTGCACGACGCATGCAAAGCCTACGCGTCAACAGCCAAAGAAAACACAGTTGAGGTCGGCGCTCTCCGGACGGAAGCTATCGATGGGGATGTGCAGATCGTTGGGCGGCGTAACAACGCGGCCAAGCTTACCCACTGGGCATTCGGGCAGCTGTCGGCTCGGGTCGGCGCTCCTGGGGCTTACCTGCGCGATCTGCCGGCTACACTGGCTTGCCAGAATCTGAATTACGGGATGGCCAATCTCGCAGACAAGAACAACACAGCGAAGCTGCTGTTCCATCAGAATGGCGGACTGTTGCTCAGGGCTTTCACCAGCGACAAGTATGCGCGCATCTGGAATTGGGAAGTGGCGGAGCGGTTGCTCCAGCTTGAGACGCAGGGTTGGAAGCCAGCGATGCCTACCATCAACAAGACGGCGCATGACTTTCCTGCTCTCTACGCCAGTGACCACGATATGTTCGCGTTCGTGGCCAACGATTCATATCGCATCAAGGAGGAGGGCAATCCTGATGGCCTCATGCGTGGAGTCATCGTGGAGAATTCTGAGGTTGGAGCATCGGCGTTGAAGCTGACGCGTTTCTTCTATCGTGCCATGTGCTCCAATCACATCATCTGGGGAGCCAGCAAGGTGATGGACATCAGCGTTCGTCACGTTGGCGATGCTCGGCAGCGGTGGTCTGGTTACTATGCGGCGATCAAGCGGTATGCAGACTCTGGGGCGGCAGCTGACGAGGCTAACATCGCATCAGCGCGTACTCTGAAGATCGGCGACACCAAGGAGTCAGTGCTCGACAAGTTGTTCGGCATGCGCTCTCTTGGCCTGACGCGTAAGGTGATCGATGCTGGCTATGAGGCGGTCATCCCTGCTCAGGACGGAGATCCGCGGACGGTGTGGGGAATGATGCAGGGGCTTACGCGTCACTCACAGACTGTTCCGTTCGCTGACGCAAGAACGACCATCGATGTGGCGGCTGGCAAGTTGATGGAGGCGGCGTTCTAAAAGAATGGAGGCGGCAGGGTAGTTATGATGCCTTGCCGCCTGTACCTCGAAGATGGTTGTGATCGTGCCTACGGGAAACTCACAACACTTTAGTACCGTGCAGGGAACTTCGGCATAGACAATGGCCAACCCTGCGGAGGGGTACAGGCGGGAGGGCATCATGGCACGAAGAGAGGACTACTGTACGCATACGTCGGACTGGCATAAGGAGATGAGGCCATGCTCGGTCTGCGGTGCGGAGTATAGCGACGAAGAGGCGGAGCGGATCGGTGCTGACGCTGTAAGGCCGATCGGCTTCAGTGCAGCGGAGATGGAGATTATCAGCCGGCACGAGGAAGAGACGGAGGAGCCATGAGTGCGCGACAGGAGAAGATTGGTATCGCAGTCTACTGTGCTACTTGTGGATTGCGTAAAGCTCCGCACGGGAGATCGGCTCCTGCGGCCATCACACTATGCAATTTTGAGTGTTCTGGGTATGGTAAGGAACCGCAGGTAGGCGATCTTTGGCCTGGGGAGCGAGAATCAGAGTTCGGCTATCCGTGCGGGAGTGACGGAACGAAGCTGGGCGAGGTAGTCGAGATCGCAGTAGATGGGAGTGAAGGATGACAGCGAGGAAGAAGCGGGTATTCACTATTCGTGGCTTCGAGGACTTTTGTGAGTTCCGTGATCGGTACGGAAGTCTGGTCACAGTGCGAGAGTCAAGTTTGCCAACATTATCGTGTGTATGGATTTTCTGTAAGGATAATCCTGATATACCGGAACCATCGCCGCATCTCACTGTGGAGCAGGCCCAGATTGTGATCAAAGCTCTACAAGCGTTTGTTAGGAAGAATAAGAGTTAGGAGAGCAGCGATGACGTATAACCAGTGGCATACGAAGATGTACGACGGACGTTACACCATCAACACTTGGCCCAAGCATCAGAAGGCTACGCTGGATAAGATGTCGACAGCGGAGCGGATCGCTTGGGAGATCTTGCGCGATGTAAAGGATCGACGTGGCTGGCGACAGGAGTGGGATCAGTTCGACACTCAGATCAGGGATCAGATCTTCGCTGCCCATGTGAAGATCGTTGAGACTTGCTTGCTGGGCGTGATGCAGGATGCTATCGCCAAGGCAGGACAGAAAGTAGGGGAGCAGTTGCCATGATCGACTTCACAGAGGCTTTCAAGATCGCAGCTGAGGTGCATGGCAATCAGCGGGATAAGAGTGGTGAGCCTTATATGGGTCACGTCTGCCGGGTGATGATGCAGATGGAGACGGACGAGGAGCGGGTGGTTGCCATCCTGCACGACACGTTCGAGGATAGTATCGACCGGCCGGATCTCAATCATTCGGTGCGTGCTCGGGTGAAGTTGTTTTATAGGACTGCTATTTACAACGCTGTGCTCGACCTGACTCACATCGAGGATGACTCGTATGATGATTATCTTGCTGGGGTCAAACGTAATCCGTTAGCGGTTAGGGTGAAGCTGGCGGATATCAGGGATAACATAGATCCAGTGCGGTTGGAGAAGCTGTCTCAGGGTATAAGACTGCGGTTGCTTGATAAGTATGGGCGGGCGGTGGCTGTGCTGTTTGGGAAGGAGCGTCAGTGAGGTTCACATTATTTGCGCAGGGTGTGGATTTGTCGACTCACTGTAATGCGCAGGCGTTCGAGGGATGTCTCTGCGAGGTGGGCGTTGCTACGGGCAAGGCTCCCGGCGGTGCGAGAGGTCATAATGTAATTCTGACAAGAGCAGCTACTGTGGCTGCTCTGCCAAGTCTGCTGGGCATGGCGGTGGACTATAAGGCTGGTTGGGATGGCCACGACGTGCGCCAGAAGTGCGGCATCATTACTGAGGCGTGGTTGGAAAAGAATCGGGTCATGGTTGTTGGGTACATCTTTAAGCGCGACTTTCCTGAGATTGGCGTGGTGTGCAGAGAGCAGGATCTAGGGATGAGTTACGAAGTACACGATAGTCATATCGCTGATATGCGTTCGGTGGTCTGGACTATATCTAAGTGTGAGTTCACTGGTGCGGCCATTCTGTTGCGGGAGAAGGCGGCATACAAGAGTTCGTCTTTCAGGCTGATTGAGACTGATTCATAGCTCGGTTCTTATGCCGGCCTCAGGCTCTCAGCCTGGGGCTGTTGCATTTAAGGGGTTGACAATTTTGCGGATGTGTTACTCTAGGCAGCGTTAGTATCCAGCATTACGGAGGAATGACATACATGCCAAGCCAGAATTTCTCATCAAAAATCGGAAAGTCTTCGAGCCCGACAGCGGAGCGGGTTATCAAGAATAGTACCAATGTTCAGCAGCCTACTGGTAGCGTGCAGCAGACTCTGACTAAGAAGTTTACCAAGAGCACGGTGAAGATCTAATTCATGGCCTGCTCATCGTGTCCGGCTACAGAAGCTTTGTCGAGTGTGCCTGGTCGCAGCGGACTGTTCTGTCCTGGCTGTCGCAGAGGGATCGCGTCAGAGCATGGCAGGACGAACATGTCTCGTAAGACGCAGGAACAGCGGACAGCGTTCGCGGAGCAGGGAGGGAATACTCTACTGCGTGAACTGGGCGTTCAGTACTATTCGGCATTAGGTAAGCGCTCGGCACAGTTACGGCTAGAGAGGCGACAGGCTCTAACGGCATGACTACCAAGTTGGGTAGTAAGAAAAAGGTCGCTCCGAGGTTGAAGGACAGAACACTGAATGATATGCAGCGATTCTATCGGTCGCTGGATCTCCAGATGCTCTGGCAGGACTTCTGCGGCAAGATAGACAAGGGCGGGAGACCGCTTTATAAGTCAGGACGCATGTTGGCTCGGGCAGTGGGGATTAACGACAAACAGTGCGATTTTCTTACCTATTTGTTTGGGCCTGAGCTGCCGGAGAAGGAAAGAAACACGGAGTGGGATTTCGTTACTCCGCTGGACTTTGTCAAGAAGCGACAGGCTGGTGCATGGTTTACGGAAGAGAATCTTAAGACGCATAGTAAGGCTATCAAGGAGTCGATCAACGCACTGGAGTCATTAAGATCGGCAGGCAATGGCATCACGCTTCACGCATTTGTAAGAGCTGAGAAGCTGATGGAGCAGATCGATACTGACTTCTCAGGACGTTTCCTCTCGGAGGGAGTGTCGTTCGAGGAGAATGCAAAGCGGGCACGACTGTACATGGAGTTGCATGAGCGTGCAGTACATATGCTCGGGTATGCGCAGGATCTGTACGCCAAGGCACACGGCATCAACTTCGCGGACAGTAGTGGATTCGAGAAGCTGTTGATGGCTCAGGCTCTGGTGGCCAACGCTACAACGGCTGCAAAGGAATCACGCACGGAGAAGGTGTTGAACAGCATTGTACAGATGGTGCTCGAGAAGGGTGCTCGACATGGTCTGGACTTACCTAGCAGCGTAACCAGCAAGGTGATCACCATGACGCAGGACTCAAAAAGAAGGCATCGGTGATGTAGCGGAGGGGCAGGAAATGTGTAGATTCTGGACAGCTCTGTTGTTGCTCGGGATGTGTATGGGTTTACATGCACAAACGGTTGCTGTCTCCGGGACAGTGACCAATCCTGACGGATCGCCGTTTACGGGGACATTCCTGATTAGCCTGACCAAGTCTTCGGTGGTGAACACATGCTCGACTCCGCCGGCTGTGGTTCCTATGCCTGGAGTGACGGTGAAGGTGACAGGCGGAACATTCCCGACAACGAATCTGTTAGCGACGAGCTGTTTATCTCCGCGGCTCCCGTATTACGTTCAGGTGAAGGATTCGTTGAATCGTCCTGTGTACTCGGATAACTGGTATATCCCGCAGACGACAGCAGGGACAGTGAATGTGGGGACGCTGGGCGATGTACAGATGGCTTCAGGAATCACGGTGAGTGTGCCTCAGGCCATTATCAGTACGCCGGTAGGTAATCAGACGATTACGCAGCCTGGTGGTACGAGTTTGACGATCAACAGCCTGGTGGTGACGAGCAGCATGACCATTTCAGGCACGTTGAGCGTGACAGCGTTGAGTGCTTCTACGGTGAGTGCCTCGACAAGCCTGACTACGCCCACAGTAACGGCTACCACGGTCACGGCCTCTGGTACGGTGCAGGGAGCCACCATCAATGCGACGTCGGGCTTCACAGTGGCCGGCGTTGCGCTCTCAGCGGCCATGTTGAGCAATGGAGTCTCGGGTACTGGTGCTGTATGCCTGTCATCGGGGTCTGCCTGTGCTGCGTCATCGTTGTACTACCAGACGGTGGATTTGAATGGGACTGGACAGACCCAGAGAAGCGCGTTGAACTTCTCATCGTTGTTCACAGCGGCTGACTCGGCTTCCCCGTCACGTACGACGATTGGATTGAATGCTCCAGGGTCAGGATCTTACGTTGCGACGTATACGGCCAGCCCGTCGACTAGTCATGCTCCTGGGTATTTCGACGGAGCTGGAAATCTGACGCCGCATACTGTTTCGCAGACGAATTGCAGGACTACGAGTTGTGTGGGCGGAAGTACTTATGTGGCAGGGACGACGTATACGAATAGCTCGACGTATCCGGTTACGGAAGAAGTGACAGCGAACATGGCCGGAGGAGGTTGCGGGCCTGATGGGGCGATCATTTCTACTATCGGAGGACTGTCAGGGCCACAGAGTAATGGATCCAATCTTTGCGGCACAGTGCCTGCGAGCATCACGTTTCTAGTGCCTCCGGGGGATACGTTTTCTGTGACATTGACAGGACAGGGAGCGGTTGGCGGACTTGTAAGCTGGATTGAAGTCTGGTAGTCGGGTTGAAGGAGATGGCAATGAAGAGGTTCATACCGATCGTGATGGTGCTTGCGTGCGCAGTTGGACACGCGCAGTCTCTGTTGTCGGGTAGCGTGGTCAATCCGGACGGCTCTGGTTTCAATGGCAGACTGATATTCTCGCTGGCTCAGAACGCATCGGCCAGCACAGTGAGTCCTTGCACTGGCCCTAAGCTGGTAGTGCCGACCGAACAGGTAACGGTTACGGTGACGGCCGGCGCTCTGGTGAGCCCACCAACATTGACTAGCTCGGCTTGTACGATTCCGGTTGGCGTGCCTTATAACGTGATCGCCATCGATTCGAATGGCAACGTGGATTTCACTGACCAGTGGTTGATCTCGGGTACTCCGTTCAATGTGGGCACCGCGGTTTCGTCAGGCAATGCGCCGACAGTTTCGTATAAGGGGATGTGGGCATCCACCACGACTTACACGGTCGGCGATATCGTAGGCTATGGGACTTCGCCGGTGTACACCTATGTGTCGACTCAGTCGAATAACATAGGCAATATTCCGGGCATTGGTACGATCTGGCAGTTGCTGACAGGTGGCGGTGGAGGCTCGAGTGGATTTCCTATCGTGTTGGGAACTACGACTATCGGAGCTGGTACTACCACGACGGCGTTGACAGGGATATCGATCAATGGCGTGACGCTGAGTGCATTAGGATTGAGTACGACTTTCTTGAATGGGGCTGGTGGATATACGACGCCGTCAGTGCCGGCTAGTAGCATCACGGTCGGCACCACGACTATTACCGGAGGAACGCCGGGGGACATTGAGTATAACAATGGCGGCGTGTTCGGAGAGAAGGGTGTCTATGGCAGCGGCTCAGTGTTGCTGGGAAGCGGCGCAGTAGGATCCGCGGCGTATCAGGCTACGAGTTATTTCGAGCCTGCTCTGGGCAATCCTGGCACGAATGGATGGGTGCTGAGTTCGACGACTGCAGGAGTGCGCAGCTGGATCGCACCTACTGCAGCTCCAACTGGTACTGGCTTCGTGCATGTGACTTCAGGGGTAGTGGACAGTGGCGCCGCTCAGGTCAATCTGGGTTATGCGGATACTTACGGTGTGTTGCTGGCGGCACAGGGCGGCTCGGGCAATGCTGGAACTGTAACTGGAGTGCTCTACGGTAATGGGACTTCAGCTTTTACGCAGGCAACAGGCTTGCAGATTGCAACTGCTATCGGATCGAATCCAGTACAGAACGCATCGAACGTGCAATGCTATGGTGCGGGATGTCCGAACAACAACCAGTGGCAGGCACCGTGGACGTATACAGGGGAGGTTTGGCTTGCTACTGGATACCCTCTCGGTTCTGGTGACACATCAATGGTTATCAACTCAGTCAGCGGGATGCCGAGTGCTGGGGCAGTTATCACGACAGGTGAAGAAGAAATTATCTACTCCAGTTTGTCGGTAAATGTGCCTTACGGTGGACTGACTACACTCAATGCGTTGCAGCGTGGCGTACACGGTACTACGCCAGCAGCGGTAGCGGTAGCGCAAGGCAACATGGAAGGCGTTGTTTCTGAGACGGCGGCTTGCTCGACATGCGCCGTGATTAGGCAGGAAACCAATATAGGAACCACAGCGCTGAATATGCAGGCCAACCCAGGCTTAGGCGGCACGCTGAGTACTACAGGTTCAGTGCTGTTTTTCCCGAATGGTGGTACAACGGCATACATAACGCTAAAGCCCAATGTGGTACTACAGTTGCCGTATACATCAGCGGCTTGCTTAGGCACGGATAGCGGCGGATCAGTTATTGTCACGACCTGCACAGGCGGCTCGACCGGCGCAGCGCTGACGATGAATAACAGCGGCTCTGGCGCGGCAAGTGGGACAGCATTCAACGGCGCGACAGCCTACACTCTCAGCTACAACACTATCGGTGCATCGCCGCTGGCCGGTAGCAGCAGCTTGACGACTGTAGGCACGTTGTCGGCAGGTTCGATACCATATAGCCTGCTGACCGGCACTCCGACTGTAGGCACATGGGGCGCGTTGAATTATCCGACGTGGACTACGGGCACACCATTCGTAAAGATGACGGCGGCAGGTACTTTTGCGCTGGACACGAATACCTATCTGACTTCCAGCGGCGTAAGCGGCATGACAGCGGGCCAGGTTCCCATCGCGGCGACGGCTACTACGGTCACATCCTCGAAAGCTCTGGCTGGCAGCGGCTCCGGCATCACAACAGGTCCAACCAGTTCGACTAGCGGCGACCTGATGAGCTTCACTGGCACAGGCGGGCAGGCGGCAGACAGCGGAATCGCGGCCAGCAATGTGGCGTTGCTGAATGCTGCGAATACGTTTACCGCAACCAACACTTTCAATAACGCTACATACTCTGCCCTGTTTACAGGTGGGCCAGTCGGCATCGGGACGACGGGACCGAGTTATCCATTAGATGTTAATGGAACCGCAAGAGCAGAAGGATTTATTGTTGGTGGTGGTGGTGGCTATTATGGTGCAGGTTCAATCTATTCTGATTCAAACTGGGGAATGCTATTCCGTTCAGTAGATGGTGGTACTGTTGGGACGAATTATTCTGCATTCGCCTTTCATAATTCGGCTGATACCCCATTGGTAAATATCACAAACAGTGGCAACGTCAGCATCGGCGACACCACCGCAACTTCCATGTTCAACGTCGGCACGGCCAATCAGTTTCAGGTTACTTCTGCTGGTATAGTAACGATTCCGATCTATGCGATAGCCTCACTACCATCTGCGGCTACGTCAGGTGCGGGAGCACATGTCATAGTCTCAGACGCACTGACCTACACGCCCGGAACATGCACAAATGGTGGAAGTGATTACATGATCGCCGTTAGTAACGGAACAACGTGGAGTTGCCACTAGATTTAGACGCTCTCGACTTACGCTGTAATCGCGCCGTCAAATCGGGGAGAGCAGTAGCAGACAACGCGGAGGGACGATGTGGCAGACGAGCATCAGGAGTTGACGGCACAGGATATGTCTTGGCAGTCTATGGTGTGGGCTTGCTATAAGGCCATCTTCCAGTCGAACGGCGATCAGTCATTGCAGCGTCAGGCGCGAGAGAACAAGCTATCAATTGCGAGACATGATCTTGTTCTCAACGGGCCGGATGGAAAGCCGGAGGAGGGCGTTGTGAGCCAAATCCATGCACTCAATGATTTTACGAAGGTCATTAAGAAGTTGTTGTGGGTCTTTGCGGTTGCGGCGATAGCAGCGATAGTAAATGCCGGGTTCAATCTGCACGATCATATTTCGCCATCTGAGCGTTCTGCGGCTCCGGTTATTTATATTCAACATGAAAGCGGAACGACAACGACGAGCGAAGATGGCGGACAGTCCTATTCGACGACGGATTCCAATACTACTCAGACGACTACGCCGGCGAAGAAGTGAGGTTATATGTGCTGTGGGCTGCGTGCGGATTCGGAGGACAAGAAGCGGAGACGGAGAGAGCGTAAGGCAGCGGCTCTGGCATCATTGCTTCTGTTCTCGCCGTGGAAGAAGTTGAGACCGAATATTGCGATGGCTTCGCATGATCTCGGGGATTATTTCGACGCAGTAGATTTGGCAATGGAAACAGGAACGATCTCGACAGCTTTGAAGTCTGGGGCACCAATCGTAGGTTCGATGTCCAGATTGATTCGGGCATCGATGATCGGCGGTTATCAGGATGCAGGACATTTGATCGGTCGCATGCCTGGGAACAGGTTGGTCGCTCGAGCGGAGTCTCTGGCGAAGCAGAGAGCGGAGCTGGTTAGTGGTCAGATGTTGAAGACATCACGGCGCTGGCTGAAGGCGAATCCTTCGAGTGACTTTGCTCTCAGTGCAGCAAGAGCGGATAGGGCAGCAAGGTTTGAGGCATCGAAGGCGTACTACAGTGGCATGCATCAGGTGTTGAACGGGCAGGACATGATGAAGAGCTGGTGGACTACCAGTGATGCGCCCTGCGAGGAATGTTTGGAGAATGAGGATGAGGGGCCGATACCGATGGAGGAGACGTTTCCATCGGGCGACGATGCTCCCCTTCTTCACTTAAGTTGCCAGTGCGTACTTTCGATTTCACGGACGGGGGAGCAATGAGTTACAAAGATGATGCAGTTGCGCAGTTAGCCATTTTCGAGGGATCGATTCCCTGGCTCTATCGGGATACGCGTGGGAACGTGACGGTCGGCGTTGGGCATATGCTTAGTAGTCTTGCGACTGCGGTCACGTTGAATGAGTTCCATCCGTTCCAGTATGAGAATGGGCCGGCTACACTGGCTCAGATCATGGCGGACTGGGATCGGTTGCAGGCTCTGCCGTTCGGTGAGGATTACGCGGCCGGCGGATACAAGGCTTTGATGTCGGTATATCTGCTCGAGGCTGACATCACTGAGTTGTTGTTGGATGTGGTGACGATGAGCGATGACGCTCTGCGTAATGATTTTCCTGATTACGATTCGTTGCCGGACGGAGTGAAGCTCGGATTGATCGACATGGATTACAACTTAGGCGACGCGAAGTTGCGAGGCACTTATCCGCGGTTTGATGCGGCGGTGGATATAAAGGATTACCCGACGATGGCGGCTCAGTGTCATCGGGCTGGGATCTCAGATGACCGGAACGAATGGACGAAAAACTTGTTTCAGGCTGCTGCCAGTAGCACATAATGGCAGTACGCATATATTCGATGAGGCTCGGCTCCGGTTTGGCCGGATAGAGATAGGCAGAGGAGAAACAACATGCGAGTTTCGTTAACTGGCGATACCATCGCTCACTTGCTTTCAGCTTCTAGCGACAGCGCAGGAGCTTTCAAGACTGGCCGCAGCTATGATCTGGTGCGCATACATTTGATTCGGGTGGGGTGCCCGCGGGAGATCGCAGCATCGGCTGAGAATCGTATGAATGGGCCGATCGTGGTTGAGAAGAATCGCAAGCACTATGGAGAGATCGCGGCGACGGGATATTACCCAGAGGCTGTGGTGGTGGCTGGCGCTTATCGCCGGAACCACATGATCGCTCACGGCGTGTTGGATGCGATGGCCTGGGTGGAACGTGGTTCTATGGAGATCAACGCGGACGACGCTATCGGCTGTGGGGAGCTGACGGAGAAGTTGTCTCGACTGATTCGGGTCAAGATCTATGGCAACAACCAGCCGATCAGCGGGCAGCCTTGGCCTTACATCGTTCAGGTCTATCCGTTCGAGAATTACTTGATCTACGACTTCGGCGGACAGAAGTTCCGGCAGGGATTCAAGTTGGATCCTACGGGCTACGACGTGAGTCTATCGGGCGACTCGGTCAAGGTGCAGGAGAAGTTTGTTGACGCGTGCAGTCAGGGGATGCCTCGCACACAGGATGGCATGCGTCAGGTGAAGAATCCTCTGCCTTTGCCTGGCAATGCGGTTGTCAGCCGCGGCGGAGAGAATTCGGATCTGGTGCGTATGGTCATTCGCAACACGGCCAACGTGGACAAGGTGGTAGCTAAGTTGCTGGCTGCAATCAAGCACGGATTGTACAAGCCGATGCAGCCTGACTTCTATCCGGTCAACCTGTCGGATTCGGGTAAGATTCTCGGGCCTCTGGTAGAGGCTGGCATCTCGCCGGTCGACTTCATCGCATGGGCTGACGAGCATGGCGGCGAGTTCATGGAGTTCCGTGACTTCAGTGACAAGGCCAGAAAGAATCTGGCGAAGACTGGCGCAGCGTTACCTAACGGCGGCTTCCCTATCAAGAATCGGCAGGATGTAAAGAACGCTGTCAGGTCTATCGGTCGGGCAAAGAATCCTGCGAAGGCCAAAGCTCATATCATTAAGAACGCGATGAAGCTGGGTGTATTGGATGAGTTGCCGAAGCAGTGGAAGGCTGGCGACATCAAGTCGTTCGGTCACGGCCATCATGCTAAGGTTCACGATACAGGTGATCAGAAGAAGCATTCGTTCAAGGTGTAGCCATGATGACAGATAGACAGTTGCGATGGTCAAAGTTCACGCTGGCGATATCTATCGTCGCTGGGCTGTGTGCGTATGGGGCATCACAGTCTATGGTGGTTCCGTCAGCGATGACGATTCAGATTGCCGGCAGTCATTACTCGGTATCGTTCGTGGACAATCTAACGGGGCCGGCTCGAATCAAGAACGGCATCATATTGAAGGCTGCAGCTTCAATGGTGACGTGTCCTGTCGGCGCGGAGAATGGCAGGATACGTTTGGATGCAAAGCTGACTCCATCGCAACAGGCGAAGGCTTTGATTCATGAGACAGTTCATATCGCTGAGGGATGTGATAAGCGTGCTCTGCCGGTCGACGAGAAGGTCGCTCAGGACATCGCTGATTTGTTCGACAGCGGTGAGGGCAGATTTGTAGTGAAGGAGTTGACGCGATGAATCTAGGACAGAAGATATCGCTCAACGCATGGCAGGATCACTACGAGACGTTTCAGGTGGGTACGCCTATTCCGACGGCGCATCCACCGAGCCTCAGCAATCCGAAGAAGGTTGTACCTGACACGATGCAGGAGGGCTGGCAGAAGAAGTCGTCGAAGAGAAAGAAGAAGCGCGCTAGACGCGATATGAAAGAGATTGTACAGAAGACGTTGAACCAGGGCAGACCGACGATGGTCAACCACAGCAAGGGGTCGGATCCGAACCTCTGGAATCCGGCTCAGATCGCAGACTTATAATCAGGAGGATGGAATGGGACATGATTGGAAGAGTACAGCGGCTGGCATTCTGAGTTTCTTGATTGCTACGTTCACTACCATCACAGCGTTTCTCGCGCCGTACATGATGACGGCTCCGGCTGGTGAGGCAGCGTTGCTGGCGAAGATTAGCGCAGGTTGCACGTTGGGCGTTGCCCTAGCCAGAACTTACGTCGGTTTGATCACCAAGAACGCTGATGCTGGGGCTGTGGCGGTTGCATTGAAGGCTCCTACGGGCAGTGCAGCTTCGGTGCCTACGGTTGCTACGCTCACAGCAACGCCTGACCCTGCTCAGGTCGCCAACGCTGCATCTAAGTTGTAGCGGTTTGACATAGGGCCACCAGCGCAAGACGACGGGCATTGTGGCGGCTGGTTACAGGGACGATAGGGCTATCTTGTATAATGAATGAAGTTTAGTACGTCCACGAGAGTGGGAAGGAGAGGTAAGAGTATGGGAAACGTTTTTAGCAGCATCAAGCATTTCTTCGGCAAGGTCGCACTCGGCCTGGTTGCAATTGTTCACAAGACGGATCAGGCAGTAGATGCGTCTGAGCCTGTCATTGCCCAGCTTTTGACTGAGGGCGCTTCCGCGGCGACTTTGATTCCTGGCATCGGGCCGGGTGTTGCATCGTTGCTCAACGCTGGCGTGCAGTTGCTGGGCGATGTGAAGGCTACGATTGACGGTACGGATGCGGTCTGCGCGCTGGCTGTTCAGCAGGCAGCGGCTCTGGCTCCATCCGGATACAGCTTCGTTCTCATCAAGCAGGACGTGCAGGATGACGTCAAGACTCTGCTTGCGACCTACGAGAAGGAGTTTGCATTCGCTACGGCGACCGTCGAGAGCATCCATCCAGCCGCCGCTCCAACAGTTCCTTCGCCGGCTTCAGTGGCTTTGACCGAGTCCACGACGGCAGCGGCCAGTGGAGCAGATGCAACTGAAACAACGGTCTAACATGAACCTGTTTCGATCCATACTGCACGACCTCGCCCTTGTGATGCTTGTCATCGCAGGGGCGTTGGGTTGTGCTGTATTGTATAAGGCTTTGAAGATCGAGGGCGATGTCAATGCGGCGCTGGTCACGGTCAACACTCCAAAGTCGGGAACGCTATCGATGTTGGACGATACGATCTATCAGGGGCGATTGACAATCGATGCGATGAACAAGGTGATACTTCATGAGCAGACGCAGCTTGGAACGATTGACGGATATGCTAGAAATATGGACGCAGAGATTTCTGGACTGGTTACCCACGTTAATACAACGCTCGACTCGGTTTCTGGGAGTGCTACTCAGGTTAAGGAAACCCTGAGTACGTTGACAGGGCATATCACTCCGATACTCGACTCAGCGAACACCACGGTGACGAAGGCTGGTGAGGCTGTTGATCTGTTGAAGCCGATCGAGTTGAATACGGCCAAGAGCATGGCTGACTTGGATCTGTCTCTAGTAGACGTGCCAGCGGTCGTGGCCAATGCAAAGAACATCACTTACAATTTCGGTCAGACGACATATGACTTTCAGTTGAAGTTTCACGAGTTCATGTTCCCGGCACCTTGCTTGACTAAGTGGTGCAAGGTACAGAGGACTTGGCCTTATGTGAAGGGTGCAGCATCGTTGGCTGAGCCATTCTACTGGGGCCAGCAGTTGTTTGAGAATCACATTCCATAGGAGGACATATGCATTACAAGAATGGACGCGAAGCGAAGAACGGCGACAGGGTTGTACTGATTCCATCATGGGGCGGTGTTCCGACGGTGGGCATTCTGTACGATGCAGTTGCTGGTAACGATCATTGCAACGGTCGGCTGGCACCTGTTAGTCAGGACGATCCTTGCCCGGACTTGAAGGACTGCATACACTTCGATGATTTGGTAGCAGCGTTGCCGGCATCGATTCCTGACTCATCGCTGCCAGTGGTTGCAGCTGAGCCGGATCTACCGCCTGCACCAAGCAAAGATATGTAGATAGTAGGCGCATGCTCGGCACGATAAGAACCCGCCAGACTATGGCGGGTTTCTTTATAGTGGAGATGAGAGGTGCATATGAATTATGGATTCTGGAATTTCGCAGGCGATCATCCGGGCGTAGACATAGCATTATTTATCTGTCTGTACTTCATCGTGGCCGAGCTGACGACTATTCGGGTGAGTATTACTTATCGTAACAAGACGGACAGGAAGTCGGGCTCGATGGATATGTTTCCTCCTATAAGCCCGTTGCGCCCGACGCACCTACCTGAACCACCAGAAGAGAAAGGCGTCAAAAAGGCGGAGCCTAGAAGCGCCAAGGACGACAGGCCAGGAGAGAAAGTAAGTAAGGGCGGTCAGACATGATCATCAGCAACATCAATCTGCTGGGCGATACGGTTTACACTCTGAAGCCGATCGCGGAGTTGTCTATGCAGCGGCCGCGGGAGGAGATCGTGGTCGGCGTTGCTGGCGACATGTCGGGCGAGATGGTGCGACGTCAGTTCAACGGTACAAGCATCAAGGTGGTAGTCGCTGACACTCTCGAGCATGCGGATGTCACGCTGTCGGCTGGCGAGGCTGCTAGGCTCTGTACGGCTCATCTGTTGCGTTACGGCAGTTACATCCATCTGTCAGAATGCTTCGCTCAGATGCTGGGCGTGGACAGCAGTCACTGGCGAGGGGATGTATCTCCGTTGATCGGCTGGACAGAGCACAAGGGTGTGAAGCGAGAGCTGGCTCCGTATGTGGTGATCTCGGCATTTTCGAGATCGTGTTCACGCAACATGGGGATGCGTCCGAATAAAACACCAGATTTAGAGCGATGGGGATTGCTGATTCAGGATCTACAGGCGCGCGGCATAGGGGTTATAGTGTCACGCGGCGGCAATGATTTCTGGACAGGTGTTCCTGTGTCCCTGGCTTCGACAGAATCGTTGCAGGATCTCATGGCTCTGTTGACAGGTGCTGTTGCGGTGATCACGGTTGACAACGGAATCGGTCACATCGCATCGGCTTTGGAATGTCAGACTTTGATCCTCTGGCCTCCAGTATCGTCAGTTCCGTTCATCGCTCCGACGTGGAGTAAAACTACTACATTGCTATACATGCAGCCGGCTCGGGTGAGAGCTGACCAGTTGCGAGACTTAGTGATGAAGGAGTTGAAGATATGAAATGGGTGATCGGCGTGGTGGCAGTTGGCTTGTACTGCTGGCTTATATTTTATATCGATACGTTGGCTAGGCGGGATCGGCAGAAACTGCTCGACAAGATTCGCTGCACCAAGCGTGTCTTCCATCGGACGGACGATGGTACGTTCGCTCAGGATCTGGATCATGTGCTTGATCGTAAGGCAGAAGATCGATGAGTAGCACCCACTATCGTCGCATCCAAAGCGTGACGTTCGATCAGGATCCGCTGGCCGCGGCTAGTGCTAAGCCAGCCTGGACTGCGATAGCAGATTCTGGTGCGTTGCTGGGGAGAATACGCTGGCGCTCACACTTCTGCCTGTATATGTTTCAGGCTGAGCCTACAGCTCTACTCGACGCAGTCATCCTTCGTATCATTACAAACTTCTGCGATGGATTGACGACGTATAAGTTCGCTGGCGGTACCTGCATTGATAGGAAGGGCTATCTGGTCGTCAAGGCTGGCCCACACCGCGATGTACGGGTTGCCACGCTGGTGCTCGAGGCTAAGCTTGGCAGGAAGCTACGCAAAGATGAGGATGCACATCACATCAATGGGGATAAGCTGGACACGGGCGACTGTGGTTCTAACCTCGAGGCGCTCGGTCATGCAGCACACGGAGCGGTCAGCAACAAGCAGCGTATGTTTCTGAAGCTGAGAGAAGAGAAAGAACGACAGGCGTGGGAAGAAGAGTTTCCTGGGTCTACGGAGGTGAGTGTATGACGGAGTCTGTTCTAAATCTTTTGACGTTGTTACGGGATGCGCGTATGGGATCGGACGATCTGAAGATTAGGATTGCATCGGAACTGTTATCCGAGACGGGCATGATTCCGAATACGTCCAACGCGAGGTATGCTTGGATCGAGAGGCGCGATCCTGGAGATATGACATGCCGGTAAAGATGACCAAGAAGGACATCAACAAGCTCCTGGTGGAGGAGCGTGCGAAGATGCGCGGCAAGCAGAAGCAGTCTGCGTTCATGCGTCGGACGTTGAGCATCTATAACGGTCAGACGACTCGCATGCGTGAGTTCTTTCGGTCGGATAAGGCGAAGCTGTCTTATACGCTCGAGGAGTTGCGTCAGGTGATGGAGCATGCGTTGAAGGGGACGTGCTGCTATTGCGGATGCAAGCTGACGGTCAAGACGATCACGCCGGATCATGCTACTGCTGTGGCGACGAGCGGCGGCTGGGGGTTGGACAACATAAAGTTCTGTTGCCAAAAGTGTAATTGGAGAAAAGGAATCCTGACAGCGGACGAGTTTACTTGGCTGGTCAGGATTTTACGCAAAGGATTGTCGGCTTCGTCGCTCGAGGATGTATGGCGCAGACTGGTGATCGGCGGCAAATGGAGCCCACGATGAACGAGATAATCGAGAACGAGTTCAAGGTAGATGTTTCGACTATTAATAGGTTACTCTCAGGTAAGACTTGGAAACAGCGTCTTCTGCGGGTAGCGGAAGGAGGGATGATCCGTGCTCAACAGGCAAAATAGTATCTGCTACCTTGGCGCGTGGCTTTGACGCATGTGCTCTGTGGAGAATGTATTATCCCCATCAAAACATTCCGGGGAGTAGCTTCTACTGCTTTGCCAACCAGCCTAACTTCGACATGATCGCCGGCTGCGATATCATCGTGGTGCAGCGGTGTTGTTCTCAGGCTCAGTACAACTTCATCAACACATGCAGGTCGCTCGGGTCGAAGATAATCTACGACTTGGATGACGATGTGTGGGATCTGCCGGAGTCGAATCCTGCTCATGTTCCGCTGACTCAGATGCGGGAAGGATTTGTTGCTTGTATTCAGTTGACGGATCTGGTGACCGTATCTACGAAGACGTTGGAGAAGCGGATCAGGGCCAACGTCAAGCCGTTGAGGAATCGTTTTACAGGACGTGATGTGCCTGTGGTGGTCGCTGAGAATTGGATGGATCAGCGGCTGTATGCGACGCCGCGGAAGAGTAGTAGGTTTATCATCGGTTGGAGCGGATCAAGTTCGCATATTGGCGATCTGGCGATGACTTACGATGCGTTGAATGCGGTATCGGATGAGAGGCCTGACGCATTGATCGAGTTCCGTGGATGCGATCCCAGCGAGGACATGAAGAGGATACGCAACTTCTACCACAAGCCGTGGGTTCCGGTTGCGGAGTTCTCTGCCAGAATGCCGGTCTGGGGATGGCATATAGGATTGGCTCCAGTGACAGACCATCCGTTTAATAGTGCCAAGTCTGGGATCAAAATGTATGAATCTGCTTACTGCAAGATTCCTTGTCTCGCCAGTTGGGTGAAGCCTTACGATGACTTTACAAGTCATGATCCTGAGTTGCGCTGGCTGCTCTGCGCGGGTCAGGGGAATTGGAAGCCTAAGTTGCGCGAGTTGATTCATGATGAAGGTCGGCGTAACGACTTAGGGCAAAGGGCATATAATGTGTTGACGAAACATTACACATTCAACCGGGTACATCCTGGCTGGCGTGAAGCATTCGAGACTGTACGGGGCTGAGGAGGGATCATGGTGGAATGGTTGGCATCGCACAGGATCGTTTACACCAGCTACCTAACGTTGCTCGGGGTGGCCGGCTGTGTTGTCGTGTATATTGCGTTTGCGGGGCTTCTGGCATGGATCGAGACTCGCAATACACCGAAGACTGATTTCTTTACCTGTGATCGGCATGGGACGTTTCCGGTGAAGTCTTTAATCTTGATCGATCTGGGCGACGGCCGGCATCCAGTTCAGCAGTGCCCATTTTGTTATGATGCTGCATTCAAGTTGGCAGACCAACGTCTGAAGGATGAGGAGGCGAAACGTGGAGCAGTCCCAAAATTACAGTAATGACGCTGCGTCTGCTTATCTGGACAGAGTATCTGCTCGGGTGACGGCTGGCATGTCGGACGCTGAGGTACTGGCTGTGGTTGACGATGAGTTGGATGCGACGTTGCATCCAGCAGAGGCTCCAGCTGCGGTCTGCGCTGATTGTGGTGCTCCCTGTACGGATGAGGATTTTATACCTGGGTATGTGCAGCGATATCGCTGTGTGATGTGTGTGGTTCGGTACGCAGCTTCGATGATGGGGTAGTTCTATGATGCATTGGATTTACAACTGGATTTTGGTCGTGCTTACTCTCGGGGGCATATGGTTCTTGAGAATCGCGCTCAGACTAAGCGCTACGAAGACTCCACGACAGTGCGACATCTGCGGTTGTATGTCGGTTGAATGTAGGCCATTCTTTCAGGGTAAAATATCGGCGGACTTTGCATGTCCTGAATGCAGCAGAAGAGAATCGGAATTGATATGACAGCGACTGAAGATATCTTATTCGTGATGCCGAAGGATCGGGAGCTACAGTTCCCTGCGATGGCGGCTAATCAGGTTTATGTGAATAGTTATAGGATCAAGATGGAGGCCAACTGTGTTACGCCTATCATGCCGACGTATAAGTTCCGTTATCAGGTGGAAGTGGCAGACGAGTGTTGGGATTTGTTTCGGCGTCTCGGTATCGAGTTGAATCAGGACAGGGAACAGATTGGATTCCCCGATTCGGTGATCGAGTTGACAGATGAGAAGCTACTCAGCTTCTATAATTCTGAAAAACATGCGTCACAAATCTGTGCAGCCATCGCTGGGGTTGAAGCCCCGCCATATCCTAAGATTCGTCAGGTATCGTGTACGCGCCCAGAGTGTTTATGGGTAGCAGGAGATTTGGACTTAAGAGTATCGGAGATTCAGTTTAGGTGGGATGATTTAGGTGTCGGCGATCCTGTGCCGGACGGTATTGTAGTTGGGTATCAGTCTTGGCAGACTTATGCGGCTGCGGCGATGGGTCTGCCAGTGGTTGAGATCCTCGAGAAGAATCGAGCAGTCAACTGGCTCTCGAAATTCAAAAATCCTCTTTACAGAGTTGTGGAAGCGGATCATCTTGAAAGACTGCCGGATGCTTTGCATAGTATTAGGGAGGTACTGGCGTGGCGCTTACAGAAGGAAGCAGCAGGCAAGGAAACCGCAACCAAGACGGATCGTATCGAATTGTCTGCTCCGATTGCAGACAGTACATCAGCGATTCATTCACCAGATTGATTAATGTTCGCTGCGCGTTGTGTGAGCGCGCCCTGGCTGGTGAGCCTGTTCCGACGGATGCGATTCAGATGTACACGGCTGGTAAGGCAGGCAGCAGAGATGTATCGGTGTTGAGGATTGAGGATGACGATAATCGCGGAGGCACCAAGTTCACTCTGCGATCATTGATTGGGCAGACAGTACGCGCGCTCGGGTTCGCTAAGGTTGACGCGGCTCCACTGGAATCGGTAAAGGCTTCCAAGGCCAAGCGTAGATCGCGGCTGTTTATGGATCAGGACTTAGAGCAGGACATGGAAGGCATAGGAACGATGGAGCAGATTGACTTGGCTCTGGCAGCTGAGAAAGAAGGTAAGTGATGCAGATAATGTGTGGCGGCTGCAATCAGCCGATTGATATTCCGGATCCGGCGCAGCCTCAGATCATCAACATGGCCGCGGTGAGTATGCTTATCATCGAGCATCCTGAGCAGACGTTATGCCCACGTTGTCTGGTGCCGGTGGTGGTCGGGCTTGTACAGGCGAATCTGGCTCTGATGGGCATGCCTGTTCCAGCGCACGCTCAGAAGAATGTGATACTGGCACCGAACGGTATGGTTCCAAATTAGGGAGATGGCATGGCGGTCGGACGTACATTCGATATCGTAGCTTTCAGGAAGAAGCTCGAGGCGGTGACTGCGGTCAGTGCGACGGGCACTCCAACCAGAGAGCAGTGCCAGATGAATGGTATCGGAGCGCAGACGGTTGCAGATGAGTTGATGGCTTGTGGTTATGATGCAGAATCAGTATCGAGAATGATGAGGGGAATATGACGACTGTGAAACCTGAAGTTGAACGTCTAGCGAAAATCGATGAGCTGTGTCAGGAGCTGTACGAGGCTAACACCATGTTTACGCCGTTGTACCCCTGGGTGTTTGTGCTGGTCTGCCAGAAGGCACAACAGGTCGGCGGCATCTATCTGCCTGAGAAGCAGAACAAGCCGATGCATGAGGGGATCGTGCTGTCGACTTGGAAGGACAAGGTTTTCGAGAAGCGGGTAGCGACATCGGATGGCAAGCATGCGACTCGCTTCGAGACCAAGCGCTCGGAGATGATGGTCGGGGATCATGTGGCGTTCCATCACTCGGCAGGGCAGCCTGCATGGGGGTACGATCCGGCTCGTTTCCGCGTGGTCAGGGAGTGCGACTGGGATATGCAGACTCATGGCGGCGGCATCGTCGGTCGCATCGAGTATGCGGATGCAAAGACCAAGCCGATCGAGCTGCTGAGAGGGATGTTCGATAAGTACACGGATATCGACTGGGATCTTACTCCAGAAGAATTGGACGGGCTGTTTGCTGCTGTATCGGATCGGTTTGTTGTGGTGGATCGTGAGGCGGGGTCTGTAACGCTTAGCGGCGTGTAGAGCGTGGTGTACGTCATTTGAGGTCTAACTCTTTGACGTAGGGCTTACAGTGCAAGACGACGGGGTGTTCTGGTGGGGGAGTAGGGAATGAAACGGTTGATCGATGTCGAGTTGGATGAGCTGTGTGCGGTGGATGGGCCTGATGGCTTTGCATCCACTCTCGACCAGACTGTACGTCCTGTCGACTGCGGGCATCGTGTGGTGCCGGCTCCGACGCTCGCTGAGTTGGATGGTGAGGAGGAAGTATGAATCTGCTCCAGGTTGTAGCGGCTGGATTGGTACTCGCTTATCTATTATGGATTGCATGGGCTGGTTTGATCTAGACGTAATCGGTTTCATTTATAGTGGTTTTAGGCGTGGAGCAGCAGTCTTCATGGGAAAACGGACGTCCGGAGTCTGGATCCGATCTCTGACGAGGGTGTTGATCTGCTACCGACGGGTGCTCTATGCTTAGATAATGCACGGCGGCAGGGTAGTTGAGCGACGTAAACGAAAGCAACGTAACGACCGCAAGGTCTACCGAAAAGTGATTAGTGTACCGTCTATTGACTTCGAGCCCGCCGTGCATTTTCGTTAGGAGCTATATGACTCGTTTAGTGATTGAGGATGTCGGCAGTCTGAATGGAAAGGTGCGAGTATCGTTCGAGACTCTTAATAAAGAGTTTAGATGCCCTGGGTATTGGATGCGGACGATGAGCGCGCTAGTTCATCCGGCTGTACTGACAACTTTATTTTTATGCCCGATCATGATTGCTGGGCGTGCTCTGGGCGGGCCGTTCGCACGACGACCACGGCGAGAATCCTGGCAATGGCATCTCAGGGATGAGCCCTAGTTTGCTGTTCGACATCGGTCGGCGGCGAGTATCATACTCGGATGGCGGTACGTCCAGATAAATCGTTGTGCAAGGATCAGCTGCAGGCGCTCCAGGCGCTATTGAAAGCCTGGGGCGTTCCTGTTTTTGTAGCATCCATGATTTGGATTCTGCAGAAGCAGGACGATGCTAAGGTGCAGCTTGAGCAGCCTACGCGACTGGTGCCCTTCAAGTTGAACGCTATTCAGAAGGACTTGTACGACAAGCTGGCTCAGAATAATCTGCTGTTGAAGTCTCGCCAGATGGGTGGCACAACATTCTTTGCTCTTGTGCGCGGACTGCTGCCGGTCATCACTACTGAGGGAACCAACTCGATACTGGTCAGCCAGAAGAGTGAGATGGCGGAGACTCACTTTCTCATGGCGCAGCGCGCGGTCAGGATGTTCGGCATCAGGGATCCACACGATGACGCAGCGAACGATGTGAACATCAGCTTCAGAGAGAATCTGTTGCACACGAAGTTCGTCAACAGACGAGAACTTTACTTCGATCAGCTCGAGTCGAGAATGTCGGTTGAGTCGGCTGAGGTGGAAGAAGGCGCACAGGGAATCACGCTGCATCACATCATCGGCTCGGAGTATGCGCGCTGGCCGAAGGATCCGGCAGCGACACTGGCGAATATCCGCGGCGCTCTGGTACCTGGTGGCACACTGGATCTGGAATGCACAGCGAACGGAGCGGTCGGGTCATTCTTTGACAAGTACATGCTGGCGATGAATTCGCCGGACTTATCAGATGCCAAGGCTCACTTTTACGCATGGTGGGAAAGTTCCGAGTATAGACTTCAGATCGATACCAAGCAGCAGGAAGAGCTTGCAGCGGATTTGCAGGAAGATGAGAAGAGGCTCATAGATACATTTCACATCGACTTGCAGCAGGTTGCGTGGCGACGGGAAACCAAGAAGCAGTTTCCTGGGGTGGAGTTCGACGAGAAGTATCCTGAGTCGGCGATCACGGCGTTTGTTGTCTCGGGCAAGAGTTATTTTGATAGGGACATCCTTGTGGCGCGCAGGATGGAGTTGCAGATGTTCAAGCCATTCAGAACATACCATGCGGGCGAGGCGAAGTTTTTCTTTCAGCGTGCCCCGGGCCGGCGTTATGTGATCGGTGCGGATACGGCCAGCGGTAAGGCTATCAGTGATACGGACTCTGATAGTTGTGCGGCGGTCGTATTGGATCTGGCAACGGGAGAAGAGGTGGCAGCATATTGTGCGAAGGTCACGCCTGAGGACTTCGCTTTCGATCTTGCGGATATCGGTCGTTACTACAATGACTGTCCGATCATGGTCGAGAGAAATATGGACGGCGGTACCACGATCCTTGTGCTGGCCGGCGACTGTAAATACGGAAATGTAATGAAGTCGAAGGAATGGATCAAGCGTGAGAAGAAGACAGTTGAGTTTGATGGATTCCAGACCAATACACGCACACGTCCGATTGCGCTGAACATGCTGAATCGGGCTGTGAAGGAATCACCGGATTTGATCTGGGATCAATCATTCATTGATGAGGCTCTGGTGTTCGTTCGCAGTAAGACTGGTAAGCCTGAGGCGACTCCTGGAGCCCACGACGATAGAGTCATGTGCAGAGCTATTGCGCATGCGGCTCGGGCGATGCTGTTGGGTTACTACCCCACTGATGGGTCTGTTCAGTACGTCGGCAGCGACCGCATGTAAAAGACGTCAAAAACCCTTGATATATGGCCTAAAATAAAGACTTGACACGTTTCCCATATGGTGTTGTAATAGGGGAGTGGTCAAGGAGAACGGAATGACAACAGCAGAGTGCATCAAGGTTTCCAAGCAGGATGTTAGCCCAGCGAATCTCGAAACGTTGGAGAACGATCTATTCTGGCTGTTCGTAGAAGGCGACGCGAAAGCGGGAGCCATCGATGCTCGGCTTACCAAGGCGATCAGGGACATGGAGTTCGCTCAGAGTTTCGAGGAAGAGTTCGAGCTTGCATACGCGGTGATCGCAGCCAACGAGCATCTAGCAGAGATCGGGGTGGCGGCATGATACGATCCCTGCGATTTCAGTGCGGCGATTGCGGACGCAAGCTGGCAGCGGTTGCTGGTATGTCATCGGCGACTCAGGTGGTGAAGCGGTCATGCCGTTGCGGAGCGCGCTGGCAGATCGTAATCAAGCCGAGAGAGGTAATCACAAAGGCGGGAGCGATCTGGCTTGACGCCGGTGAGTTAGTGAGGGTGTGATGGCAGACTTCAAGGCAGGATATGTTGGGCGACTTCCGATCGGTGATGTTTATCGCTGCGGACAGAATGGGCGGTTTATTAAGTCTTCGCTGGCAGTGTATCGCAAAGAAGAGACGAGCAAGACTGAAGTGACTCACGTTCAGGTCTGTGCTGACGGATCAGAGTGGCATTTTCTCAGATCGTATGCGCTGGACAGTTGGGCGATTAAGGTGGTGGCGTGATGTGGATGTTTACGAAGTACGGGTTCTATTCGATTGCACAAGCGGATGCTCGGGTCGGCGGCTCTGGCGACGATCTCATGGTGCGCGCTCGGATGCGGGAGCATCTCGAGGCCATCCAGAATCGCTTTCCTGGGATGATAGGCAAGCTGAAGATCATCGAGATCAGTGAGGCGGACTACGGTTATCGGCTGGTGGTGCGGCGTTCGATCTGGGCACAGATCGCCAGCGAGTTGACGATGGAGCAGACATGGAGCAACTTCAAGAATGAGGTTGCGTCGAATCCTGACAACATTCGCTCGGGGTATGAGGGTGCGTTGCATCGCATCTGGACAATCATGTACGGTCTGCAACCTCAGCCTAAGTTTGCTTGGCAGCATCAGATTGTTTCTAATGCTCTGTTGCCTCCATTGCGGCTGGGCAAGAAGGCACGCAAACGTCGGCGCAAGGAGTTGCAGGAATATCTGGACAGTCTGACGGATGTGGATTGGAATTCTATCAACGACTTTCCTGAAGAGGTGCAGTGATGGCAGACATGTCGGCTCTGGCAATTCAGTTCTACGACGTGTTCGGAGTCAAGCTGGTGAAGTACTGGCTCGGGCCGTATCGTCTGGACATTACCAAGTTCGACGATGAGGTCATCAAGTCGGGCGACCGATCGATGAAGGATGTGATCCGCGAGAAGTATGGTCAGGGCGCGGTGGAGTTGATCGAGGCGCTGTTATGAAGAGGATGAAGGTACAGGAGCTGTCGAGTGTCAGGCTGGAGCGTGTTCGCCTTGAGCGCAAGACTACACTTGTTCAGCGTTACCTAGAGGAGAAGGTGTTCTATGGCGGCGTGATCTGGCAGCGTGGTTTCATTCTTACTCGATTGCAGAAGGATGGCCAGCCCGACATAATTCTGGCGTGTATCGACGACTTCCATGCGCGGGAGAAAGCGGCAGGACGTGATCCTTTGGCTCAGGCTATCTTCGATGCTACTGTTTTACCGATGCGGGATCGTGTAGTTCTGTACGATGCGATGGGCGCTGGCGATACAAAAACGATGGACAGGTTGATGAGGAGCGTATGAAGAATCCACCACGATGTTGCCTCTGCAAAGATACCGGAGCGATCCGACGGTTTCTACCCAACGGCAAGCTGGGGACGGACTTGGATCCCTGCCCAGCCTGTCGGCGCACTGGATCGATGAAGAAGCGGCCTGTTCACGACGGCAAGATGGCAGCGGCCGGCAAGGACAACTAACCAAGACGTAGCACGTTTCATCTATAGTGTATGAGTGAGGAGCGATCCATATGGCAGCGAAGAAAGAAAAACTAGAACCTCTGGGCGAGGCGGCTCTGAAGCGTGAGATCGAGGCGTTGCAGGATCTCAACGAACAGTACAAGGCTCTGGCCAAGAAGTACGACGCAGCGGCAGCCAAGGTGTTAGCGACGTTGAGCCCGAAGGATGTTCGGCGTTACGGACAGTTGCAGTGTGTCATCGTGCAGCAGTTGCGTCGCACGGTCGATTGGAAGGGCGAGGCGTCCAAGATGGCGCGTCGTCTGTATCCCACGGCTGCAGAGCTTCGCCAGTATCTGGTTCGGCTCTCACGCCTGTATCCTCGAAAGGCCATCAAGCCTTCCATCAGGCTGACCATGCTCAAGACGGGGGAGGATCTCTAATGCTCGAGGTTCAGTTCAAAGACGGGCATACCAGTGTCGTGGATGCAGACACGTTGTTTACTCCGGAGGGTCAGGTGCTTCTGACCAAGCGGATCGATGGGAAGAATGTCGAGGTCGCATCCTATCTCCCTTCGATGATTCATAACGTGGTGGATGCGAAGATCACGCCTGTGAAGGAGATGGCGATCAAGCTGTTGACGGCGTGTTCCAAGACGGAGCCTCATGGTTCTCGTTGGCTGGCTCAGTCTGCCGGCATCGAGTACTCGGACATCATCGTGGCCATCCTGAAGAAGCTGCGCGATGCTGGCAAGGTTATATTCGCTGACGGAAAGTGGACGAGGGCATAATGGCTCAGTCTAAGTGTCCCAAGTGCGACGGAACAGGACGCATCGATCTGTATCCTGATGGCCACAGGACGTGCGAGAAGTGCGGCGGTACGGGCAAGAAGTACAGACCGAAGTAAGGAGCTGATATGGCAGCGAAGCGTCTAACTACGACACAGGTTTTGCGGATGGCTTTGTATGATGCCATTGAATGGGAATTGTCTTTTATTGAGTCGTGCAAGGACGTCGATGATTACTCGGAGGTTGTGCAGGAACGACTTGAGCTGGTTAAGAGGTACAAGGAAGAGCGCAAGAAGCTAAGGAGATGACTATGTATTCCAGTGTGGAAATGATTACGCCCCAGCGGGCTGTTGAAATTCTCGACACCAAGAACTTTAACAATCGTGCGATCTCGCAGATGACGGTGGATCGCTATGCTCAGGAGATGAAGGCGCGACGTTGGAAGTTGAACGGCGAGCCAGTCATCTTCGGCAAGTCTGGGCGGCTCATCGACGGGCAGCATCGGTTGAAGGCTTGTATTCAGGCGAACGTTACATTCGATACGCTGGTGGTCAAGGGCGCAGACGATGATGTCTTCGACACAGTGGATGACGGTCGTGTGCGGAGCCTGGGCGACGTGCTGCATATCCGCGGCGATCTCAACAGCAATGCTTTGGCGGCGGGTCTGCGCTTCATTTGGGATTACGGTACTGGCAGGTTTCATGGTGATATAACCAACAGGAAGAATGACGTGCTTCCTAGCAAGCAGTTGCTTGAGCATTTGTTGAGCAAGCATCCGGGTGTGCGCCGGTCGAACAAGTTGTTTTCTATGCTCTGCGGTCGGGCTGGTGGTATGTTGTTGCCTCCATCACTGGCTATCGGACTTCACTATCTGTTCTCGCTTACCAACGATGAGAAGGCGGACAGTTTCTTCACATCAGTCCAGTCGGGATTGGAGTTGAAGGCTGGCGATCCGATTCTGTTGTTGCGGACTCGGCTGATTGCTTCGGCGCGTGACAAGGTCAACAAGATTACGCGGGAATCGCAGTATGCTTACACGGTGTTTTCGTGGAACGCATATGTGCAGGACAAGCAGCTGAAGAACTACTTCTATAAGCCTGCTGAGGCTCTGCCTGAGATTTATGGGCTGTCTCGGGAGCTTGCTAGTCAGCTATTGGATTGGTAGGGGAGGCTGGATGAGTTTACCGACAATCCCGACGTGCGATATCTGCGGGAAGCAGAAGGGCCAGACGAACAAATGGTTCGCAGCTTTCCGTGGTGCATTGCTCAAGGGAGCAGGACGGTGCAAGTTTGCGGTGTTTGAGTGGACGGATCGCATAGCGGCTCGGAAGAATGCGATTCATATATGCGGCGAGGGTTGTCTCTCGACGTTCATCAGTAGGGAGATGGCTAACCGTACGGATTCAGTGGCGACAGATGTTCTGAAGGAGCAGTGATGGCTGGAATGAAGGCGAAGTCTATTAAGTCGGTGATCGCGCGCAAGATGACGGCCTGGCTGGAGTCTATTGAGGATGAGGTTCTGCGGGCACAGGTTGCGAGGTCGATTGTGGTGACGGGCGGGTGCATCGCGTCGATGTTGCAGGGCGAGCCTGTGAATGATTTTGACGTGTATCTGCGCGACTACGAGACTGCGGTAGCAGTGGCGAATTACTATGTTGCCAGGTTCCGTCCTCGCAAGGGTACCGGCATTGCTGTTGATCTCTACGTCGATACGACAGATGGGCGCGTGAAGATCGTAGCCAAGTCTGCCGGCATTGCCAGTGAGCGGGGCACAGAGAAACCCTACCAGTATTTCGAGTCTCATCCTGAACAGGCTGCCGAGGATTACGTTGCAGACGTGATGGATAAGCCCGACCAGATCATGGATGCGCATGAGGACACGGAGAAGCTGGCGCTCGAGACGACGTCGGATGGCAAGCAGAAGTTCAGGCCGGTGTTCCTGACCAGCAATGCGATCACGCTCAGTGACAAGATTCAGATCGTGCTGCGCTTCCAGGGAACGCCGGATGAGATTCATGCGAACTACGACTTCGTTCACTGCACGTCTTACTGGACGAGTTGGAATGAGACGCTGATGCTGAAGCCTGAGGCGATGGAGTCGATTCTGTGTAAGGAGTTACGTTACGTCGGCAGCAAGTACCCGATCTGTTCGGTGGTCAGGCTGCGCAAGTTCATCAGCCGCGGTTGGAGAATCAACGCCGGCCAGATCCTGAAGATGGCGATGCAGATCTCGGAGTTAGATCTTACGAACGTGAAGGTGCTTGAGGATCAGCTCACTGGTGTGGACACGGCCTATTTTCTTCAGCTGATTGAGAAGCTGAAGGAGAAGGATCCGGACAAGGTGAACGCGGCATACCTGGTGGAGATTATCGACCGGATGTTCTGACGCAGAGTAGTTTCTCTACAATGAGGAGTGAGGGGTTATGTCGAAGACGGAAGCAGCGAAGATTTTATTGCAGCGGGATAAGCTGACAGCGAAGTATTTCAAGCTGCAGGCTGAGATCGCAGAGGTGCGCGATCAGTTGATGCGCTTGCCTCTGGTCGGCAGATTCCGGCCTCAGGTCATACTGCGGATGTGTGAGTGTGGCGCTGGCCCCTTCAGCGGCCGCGAGATTCGTCTGCACAAGTGTGGAGGGAAGTAATGGCATATGACCAGAAGTGCGAGGATCTGGCTCGAGCGTTCCTGACCAACGACGGCCAGACACCCACGCCGGCTGCGGTGGAAGCTCTGGCAGAGCATATCCAGATGTGCATCGAGGACTGGATCGAGACGGAGATCAAACAGTGAATATCGGGATTCCATCAGACGCGGAGATGTGGGAGGTGGTCGCAGCTATTCAGGTCTGCCAGTCTCGGGGGATTGCTACGCTGATTGAGTCGGAGGCGACGGGTGACACAGACGAGTTATATCAGCTGGCTGGTCTGTTGTGCGCCAAGCCGCGGAACAGGATTGATCTGGATTTCAGTAAGGCATATCGTGCGATCACTTCGGCTAAGGAGCCCTATCCGGCAGTGCTGGCTCGGGTGAGTGGGCTGGATCCCAAGAAGATAGGCCCACCAAGGTTCTCAGGGTTCACTCCATCGATGGATGGAGGCATCATTGTCTGCTCACATGAGGTCACAGGCGAGTTCAAGCTGCCCTGGCAGGTGTGGAAGGCCATCGTGCGTCATCTACGCTCCTACGGGCAGACGGTGCGTTTCCTGGGGCTTCAGGGAGAGCGTATGGACTATGCCACGTTCACGGAAGGGCAGATTCTGTCGAATCTCAGCTTACAGGAGCGGATGCAGGCTCTGGCATCGGCCAGTCTGGTGGTCGGTATTCCGAATGAATGGACTTGGATGGCGACGGCTTGGAGCAAGAAGATTCTTGTGATGCATCCGGATGACATGCCGGCGGAGAGATGGTTTGGGTTCGACGTAGCTCCGCGGACTCTCGGTCGGTTGCTTTATACGCATAGCCAGCTTCAGGTTCCGGTGATCCTGGCTGGGTTACGCAAATTGATATCAGCGATGTAGTAGAGCTTACGACGTCGTACGGCGGCGAGGGCCGCAGGAGGCAGCGATGGCAAGTGACCGAGAGTTGGCGATCCAAGAGGTACGTAATTTATTCCCGGGTAAGTTATCCGGAGGGAATGATGCGTTTGTCACTACACAGTTTCCGGGCCAGGTCATGTTTGCCGAGCGCGCAATCAAGGCCGAGCGGGAGCGCGATGAGGCGGCGCAGCTTCCGATAGCACCGGCGACGGAGGTCGAGAAGCAGCAATATCTTCGGGATTGTGAGGATGCAGAATCGCCCGGAAGTGCAGATACTGTTTACAGCCCACTGTACAGATTTATCTC